CTCACGGCTGCACCTCCTCCCACTTGCCCAGCGTGCGCAAAAACGCCTCTGCTTTCTTCCGTGCCGTCACATGCAAGCTAAACGGCCCAGCACCAACGGCGTAATAGTACGCTGTCCACAGGTTGTTATGTTTGTAAATGGTCTTCTCCGCCTCGTGCATGGCGTTGAGGTCATTTGCCCAGTCCCATAACTCGTAGTAGGTGCAGTCAATACCATCGGCAGTCCACACCCACACGCCATCCTCCATGCTCCATCCGCATGCTTCGGCAATGGCGCGGTTGATTTGCTCGTTGGTCATGGCTGCACCTCCTCTTCTCTTGGCACTTGTGTGTCGCAGTCCACGCAGAACCACATCTCAGAGCGCACGCTCCACTCCATGACGTTGCCACAGTTGCACTGCTTCTCTGCCTCGCTCTCGTCGTTGGTGAGCCATGAGTCATACCAGCTTGGTAGGTTCATTTTGTCTCCTTTCTGAGGCGCATGATTTCTGCCTCGATGCGTTTGAATGTAGCCTCAAACGCACGCCGGTTCGGGTGCGACTGAAGCAGCGTCTCCGTCAGTGCCAGAAGCTCAGTGGCTTCTTGTTCTAGTCTGTTTTTCATTTTGTTGTTGTTGCTCTGCGTGAAATCTCTCTTCTCAGGTACCATGCCGCTTTTTCAAGGTCTTGAACTTCATTGTCCTTGAACCCAGCCCTGAACACGTACTTTATCACGTTTCCAAGGTTGAACGAAAATGCCTCTGCAATGTCTATGCATTCGATTCCGCTCGGATGCTTGTTGTAATGCGCTGGGTGTTCGACGGCGCTGGTCGAGGACGGGTTGGATGATTTCGCGCCAAAGTTTTGAGTACATACTGTCTCTTTCGGTTGGTTTTCCATGTTCTTTAGCCAAGAATTGCTTTTTTTATGCGTGCCTCGTTGAACTTCCACGTCAGCACGCAACTGGCGCGGTAGCGCGACATCCCGAACATGGGCACATCCGCCATGTGCTGACGCTGCGAGTCAGTGGGTGGCAACTTAATCCACGACCGCGTTTTGCGCGAGTTCGCTCTGTCCCCGTTTCGCCGCAAGAAGTCGTCCGCCTGAGCCAGCGCGAGCTCCTTGGAGTTGGTGCGCGTGATGATGGTGACCGCTCCACCGGTGACGCCGCCAATCGCGTTGTACACCTCCCCAAACTTGATGACCGCGCCCCACGCCGTCAGCGCGTTCGCCATTCGCACGGCGTCGCTGTACATCGACTCCCACCGGAAAGGCGACATCTCGATGATTTGCATCTCCGACATCTCGAACGATTCGATGGTCTCAACGCCGTTGACCCGCACGGGGAAGATGTACCCACACACGGGGCAGCTCCCGACCGCTGCCGGCACCTGAATACCGCACTCGGGGCATTTCTTCATGGGGGCCTCGCCGGTCTCGCTCTGGCGCACGAAAAGCCGGTCTCCCGCGTCGATGTCCCCGTGCGTAAGCAGCGAGGCGCCAAAGTCCAGCACGATGCAATCGCTCTTAATCACGCCAGGGTATCGCTTCGCGTCGATGCACGGCCTAAGCCCTCGCCCAATCATCTGAATCATCGTCGACTTCTGGCTGCACGGGCGCACCAGAACAACGCACCCCACGCGCTGGCAGTCCCAGCCCTCGGTCAGCTTCATCACGTTGAGCAGCACCTTGATTTTCCCTTGGTCGAACCGCCGCAAGATGGTGGCGTTGTCGTCGTCCGACATCTCGGAATGGACGGCCTCGGCGGAGATACCGTCTTCGCGGAACGCTTCAGCCAAGTGCTGCGCGTGTTGGATTGTCGAGCAGAACACCACTGTGGACCGGTCTGAGGCTTTCTCACGCCAGTGCCGCAGAATCTCCGAGTGAACGGCCCTCTTGTCCATAATGGCTTCGACTTCGCCCATGTCGAACTCCGCACCGGTCTTCTGCACGTTCTGGAGCTGGTCATTGAGCCCGATGTCCATCCGGAACGCACGCGGCTGAACCAAGTTCCCCGCTGCGATGAGCTCGCCCACGGTGATTTTGTCGGCCACGTTGGTGAACACCGCCGTGAGCGCCTGCTTGTCCCCGCGCTCCGGAGTTGCGGTGAGCCCCAAGATGACGCCTTTCGGAGACTTCTCGCGGAACGCCTCCACGATTCTCATGTAGCTGTCAGCCGCTATGTGGTGGCACTCATCACAGAAGAGCGCCGACATCCCGCTTGGCATCGTTGCCAAGTTGAGCGGCCTGCACAGCGTTTGCACCATGCCGAAGGTCGCCCCGCTGGACCACGCTTTGCGTTCAGCGTTGAACACATCAACCTTGGCCGACGGGTTGTACCGCTTGAAGGTCTCTTTGTTCTGGGTGACAAGCTCGTCGCGGTGCTGAATGACGAGTACCGGTGCTTTCTTCACGAACGGCGCAAGAATCGCGCTGCCCATGACCGTCTTACCTGCGCCAGTTGGCGCGATTCCTAATGTGTTGCCGCACTTGCCCAGTGCGTCGATACAGGCGTCAACGAACTGCGCCTGCCTTGGTCGTAAAATCATGTTGTGGCCTTTGTTTCACTGACGCAAAAATGAAAAAGCGTCGTTGCAGGATCTCCCTGCACACCATGCGGCTTGAGAATGCCGCTGGTTCTACATCAAAAAAGGGGGGCGAGACAATCATTATTGCCCCGCCCCCCACAACCCCAAACTGTACTACTTCAACCAAGCAGGTTTCTTGCCAGCCGTCGCCGCAGGCGCGGCGGTCTTCGCTACTGGCACCGGTGCTTTCGCCTCGGGCGCACTCTCATTGGCTTGGTTCCAGAGCTTGTGCCCGTTGCTGCTTGGGTTGGGTGAACCCCAGTCGCTGATGGAGTTGCGGTCAGCGCGTCCGTCTTTGCCCTTGTCGATACCAACCTTGATGACGACCTCAGCGCCGTTGAGCACCTCGATGATTTGATTGAAATCACCGCTGTTGAACTGCTCGTAAGAAGCGGGGTCTTCGTAGTTGAAGACGCCACGGCTCTCAAGAATGCGAGTAATGGCCCCGATTCCCATCTGGCGCCACACCTCGCTGTTGTTCTCATCGAATGGGTTGCAGACCATCCCGAACACGCGCCGGTTGTTGTACTGACCGCCTTGGATGGCGAGCTCAATGGAGAGGTAGTCCCCACCGGTGGATTGACTGCTCTTGCGCTCCTTCACCACGAGGACGGCTTTCGCCACTGTCCCCTTGGGAATGAGTTCCATCTCTGTTGACCCGACGTTTGTTGATTGTGCGTTGAACATACTGCTTTCGATTTTTGTTTAGTGTTTGGCGGTGTCGATGCGTTTACCTGCGCGGATCTTGGCGAGCACCTTCCCAAGGTCAGCGGGTTCTTGAAGCTCCAGCGTTCCGGAGCGGTCTTTTGCGGGGTAGCCCCACGGGTTTTGTTGGTGGCAGACGAAGGCGCGGTATTGCGACTTGTCCTCTGCCTCAAAGTTCTGAAGCGTCAGAACGAGATCAAAGATACCAGGCAACTCGCGGCCCGTCTTCGAGCCCTCGATTTGAACGTCCCAGTACTTCCTCTTCAACTCATCCTCTTGCTGCTCCAGAATCCCCACCAGCACCACGTTCTTGTGGCAGTGCTGTAGTTGGGTCACCCAACGAATCATCTCGCGTCCAAGAAGCCCGTAGGCCCCACGGGTGTCGGGCTTGCCGGTCTTGTCGCTGAACGCTTCCGGTTGCTGCTGACACCACGCGAAGCACATCCGGCTCGCCACGGTGATGGAGTCAACGAACAGCGTCTCGTATTGTTCGTGTCCGGACGCCGGCCCGAACGCCTTCACAACGGACTCGTACGCCGACTTGGAGTAGGAGCCGTTTGCGTCCGCAGGATCCGGTCCACCCAGCCACAGGGCGATGGCCTTCGCCAGCTCCCACGGATGAGCGCCCATCTCGTTTGACGTGCCGCGAATGTCGAGGCAGTCGCCTTTCCAGTCTTTGCCCAGCGCCAGCGTACCGGCCTCGAGGTCAACAAAGAGCGTGCTTTTCGCGTCCAGCGTGCGGGCTTGGTAGGTTTTACCAACACCGGCAGGGCCGAACACAACCGCCTTCACGCAGTCCGAGGTGCGCTTGAGACGCTCGTCTGCTTTAATGATGCGCAGGCTCATTTGATGAAGGTGATACGGGGCTCACTGAACTTGGTGGTACGCGCCTCCATAACGCGACGCAGTACGTCTTCGTTACCGATGCGCTCAATGGTCTTGGCCGACACCGACATCTTGGTGGTGACAAGCTCCCGTGCGTCGGCCAGCGGCAGCGACTCGTACAGAGCCTGCAACTTGCCCTGATCCCACAGGTAGGTCGCCTTGACCTCATACGTCAGTTTGACTCCGTCCACTTCCGTTGTGAGTTGACCGTATCCACGGCCTGACTCTGCGAGCAGGTTCTGGAGGTTCGCCCCATGCTGCTGCATGACGGCCTGCTCCAATATCCCTATCTCTTCTTCAAGGGCGGAGATTTTTGTGAGCCGTTTGGCTATCTCCTCCCGCATTTTTTTCAGGTTCATTTTCTAGTTCACGTTTCAGTTTATGGCACACGTCTTCGAGCCGAAGCACCCAGCCTTCGCGGTGTGCAAGCGCCACAAGCGCCGCAAACTTCTCCAGCGGGATTTTCCGTCTGCGAATCCATGTTGATATTGTTCTCGGTTGCACAAGTACCCCCGACAACACCAACTTCTTCCAGAGCAGGTTCTTTCCCCCGAACCGGAAGACCATGTGCCTCGCATCTATTTGGTAGCTCATGGCGGGGATGAAGATGTACGCATTTTTTGCGTATCGCAACATCTTTTTTCCTTTTGTCGCAAGCTGCTTCCTTGCAACGTGTTGAGCCATGGAACCTGTCTCTTTTGACGCTCTGATTGAGAAATACACCGGTGTTCACGGCATCCAAGCGGGGATGGTTGTGCTCGCCCCGAAGGTACACTCCGACTCGGGGCCCATTGCCACCATGGGCAGTGCACTGCCTCCGGACACCATTATCCCCAAAGGCGCAGGGATTTACGACGAGAACGGTATGCTCCCGCAAATCAAAGGCAAGGGCCTTGAGTTTATCGCTTACGCTTAGGCTCAAGTGCCTTCTCGAACAGAGCCGCCTCAGCGTCTCTGCGGCGTTGTAAGCCTTTGGTGTTCGGCCACAAACGCTTCATCGACCGGATGAGTTCCGGTACGTCATAGAACCGGCGGTCGCGCATCGCGTTCTGGATGCCCAGCATCTCGGACCGCCTGTCTCCTGCGAGGGCTGTGCCACGGTTGAACACCAACGAGATAAGAGCGTCCCGCGCCTCGTCCGGAAGGTCTTCGGCCTGCGGGTAAATGCGCAACATCTGAAGGTAAAACTTCGGCAAGGTATGATTTTCAAAAACCTGTACTGCCTTATGCCAAAGCACTACGACGGAGCGCATTGTTGGCGAAGCGTGCAGGAGTTCGCGGGCTGCGTTTGCCTTGACTCCAAGGGCGGCGGTGAGTGCAAGGTAGTCGGACTCGGGGAGCAGTTCCTCCCACGCTTCCGAGAACTGTTGCGGTGTGGTGTAGCCCAAGTCGTAGCCAATCCCAATCGTGACTCCGCTTTGCTCCCCAGGCCACGTCGGGCTCTGAAGGAACTTGCGGTAGTACTCCTCACCGCCGCCCACCTCGAAATCGATGATGAGCTTTAGACCCGCGTCTGAGATGTTCATTTGTGCTCGGTGAAGAACCGCTCAGAGATTTCGCTCACCTTCTTCCACAGCTCCTTCCGGTCGTCCTCGCACTCGCGAATCTTCTGTGAGAGATACCAGATAGCGATTGCCATCGCGCACGCCAGCGGTCCTTGAGCAACAAGTTGGTTCACCATGGGTTCAAACGAGATGTCGGCAATCACGGTTTTTCTTTCCTGAAGATGTTGATGGCTGAGTAAACGCTCACGCCGGCGGTGAGGATAGCGTCTGCTTGGGCAGGCGCAATCTTAACTCCGAAGACCGTGAGAAGGCTGATGATTCCGCGCCACGTTGATGGCTCCAGCAAGCGAGCAAGGATGTATTTCATAGGTGATGTTTGATTCTGTCTGCAAGAAGCGCCACGGCGCTCACGGCGAGCGTTGGCAGTACGAAGTCCAGTATGCCCTTGAGCGTCCACGCACGGGCCTCTAGGCCGCCCCAGAAGGGCATATTCGCCCTACGTCCACCGTAGTTGTGCTCGATGTTGCGGTACTCCGCCTGGGCGTACTCACGCCCCCAGAAGTACGAAGCACCTGCTGCCGCGCCCGTCCACCAATCACCGCTTGCAAGAGCGATGACGGACTGGATGGCGAGAGCGATCAGAGAGTGGGCGAAGTGGTGCATGTCAGTTGCGTGGGTCGAACCAGAGCATGTCGATGTCAATGGGCGGCGGATTTTGGTGGGCGTTCATAAAATACTATGCACTGCGTCCGATTTCATACCATTGAACACCGTCGTGCTTTAGCGTCAAAGATGAGTTTGCGGATGCTGAGAAGTTGGCTCCTCCAGAAAGACGCATATTCTGTGGAGCTGATGTTCCTGAAAAAACAGTCAGCGATCCGTTGAAAATAAGCGTAACTTCTCTGCCCATCCATCCCCACATCAGTGAACCAAAAGAGGTTGTCCCAG